ATGTCAAAGTGGTTAGAAATCGGAGTTACAAAGGTAAACGAAGGAACATCAGAAATATTCAAAAACTGGAGCGAATACGCAGGTATCACTAAAGAAGATTTCATAAAGGCTCTTGAGTGGTTAGAAGCAGATCCAATGGTAACTGTAAAAGGGATCGAAAGATTATCAAGAGAAGTCGGATGCAGCAAAAAGGGTGGACTTGTATACGGCAAAAGAACTTATCGCGAAAATGGTGAATTTAATGCAATTTATCCATTAGATGAAAAACTTACAAGATTAGATTTTCCAAAGGTATCTATAAATAAGCACGACAGAGTATAAAAATAATTTAAAAAACGCAAGCCCTCGAAAGAGGGTTTGCAAAATAAAAAGGATATATAATGGTAAGATTTAAAACAGACATTCTCGCCTCCCTCAAAGAGGCGGGATATAATCAGACGGTACTGCAGAAAGGTGGCCTACTCCCAAAAAGCACAATACAAACCCTGAAAGACGGTGGGAATATCACACTTGAAACCCTCAACAAGGTCTGCATACTTACAGGCCTACAGCCGGGCGACCTGCTTGAGTATGTGAGTATACCTGAAGAGACAGAAAAACTTTTCAAAAAAGATTAATAAAAGCTTGACTTTACCCGATAAATCGGGTATAATAAAGACAGTTAAGAAAACAAAGCAAACTTTTAGGAGGTTTTAAAATGTTAACAGAGGTTCAGTATAATACTTATATGAATGATAATTTAGAGGTAAATGCAGTAAGTTGGAAGCATCATGATTCTGAAGATGATAGTAACCACTATGAGAACGGAATTTTATATTCTGTATGCATTAAAGGAGTTTTCTTTTCGGAATTCTTCTCATTAAATACAATTTTAAAGAATGCAAAATTCGACTACAAAACATGGGCAATTGAAATATTGACAGAAAAAATTGAAAATCACTTTAACGAAGTTGAAGATAGAACAGATTTTTTCACGGTTAAAGAACTCAAAGATAGAGATTTTACAAAAGGATCTCTTGAGCTTATGGACGAAATAGGAAAGAGATGCATCAAGAAGCTAAGTTTTGACGACATCCACGCACTTACATGGAAGTAGTTAAAACAAGAAACCGCAAGCCCTCTCCGGAGGGTTTGCGGTTAAAAGGGATGATATGAAAAGAGATGTGATAAAAGCGGGAGAAATTCGAGGCAGTTTAAAGGTGATGTCCATGAAACAGTACAAACCTCGTAAGTATGAAGTTAAGTGCTTGCGGTGTGGCAAGGTCTTTATGGCTTATCCGCAAACCATCACCCAACACTCTGAGGGATGCTTTGAATGCAGAGAAAAGGATTTAAAAGAGTCTACAATTAATGAATACAAAAAATATAACGGGGAAATTTTCGGGAGTTTAAAAGTGATAGGTTTTGACGGTGTAAGGAATAGGCTGCGCATGGCAAGGTGCCTTTGTCTAAATTGCGACCGTGAAACATCTGTCCCTTACACTAAACTGATAAGGGGCGTTGTAAAAATATGCTCTGCTTGTGTTAAAAAAAATTTGGAAAAAGGGATCGTTGAAGTAACGGATTTAAGCAAGGGCGGCAGCAACCTTTTAGCTATCACATCGGATATGATAAAGAAAAATAACACTTCCGGATATACCGGAGTATCGCAACTGAAAAGTGGGAAATATAGAGCCTATATAAATTTTCAGAGAAAACAATTTCATCTAGGGATTTTTGATAGTCCCCAAGCAGCTTCAGCTGCATATCAGGAGGCAAAAAAGAAGATAAGGAAAGATTTCATTAAGTGGTATAAGGATACTTATCCCGACTTATGGGATAAGTATAAAGATAAAGTTGAGAGGAGGCAAGAAAAATAAATCTTGCCTCCTTTTCTTTACTCTATAACTTCATACTTGCTTAAATCGGGTGCATCTGTATCCAGCTCTTTTACATATCTACCCTCACCATCTACAAAAAAGTACAGCTTTTCGCTTGCATCTTCTATATAGCCATTTCTGGCCATAAGACCTGACTGAGTAAGATAGTAAGACTTACCGTCAACATCTACCCACTGCTCACTAAGCATAGCACCGTCGGCAGGATTCATATAATACCAGTCGTCGCCCTGCTTAAACCAGCCTTTTATCATATAGCCTTTCTGGTCAAATACATACCATCTGCCCTCTATAAATGCCCATCTGCCTGCTATGTGACTGTGAGGAGTATCGGCATACCACCACTGGCCATCTTTTGAAATATTCCAGCCAAGCGGATACTCTACCTGTGCAGGTCTGCTCTTTTCTGCTTTCTTACCGTCCTGCAGTGCTATAGCCGTGTGATGGAATTCATACAGCAAGATATCGCCTCTTCTCAAATACTCATCAGATAGCAAGTACTTAGAAGCTGATAAAAGTTCAAATTCTCCTGTTCTGAGCAACGCATTAGCCTCATTACCTGTGTAGATGTCGCCCGATACCTTTATGCCTGCTGCATTTACACAAACTGAAACCAGCGCACTGCAATCAGTCTCGCAAGGTGTCTTTATATCTTCAATCTTCCACCCGTTGGCCTTTGCAAGGCTATATAGAGTAGTTCTCTGATTTTGGTCGTACCCGATATAGTCGTTTTTGCAAGCTTTTTCCATAGTCTGCGCTATCTTTTCGGCCTTTTTTGAGTCTTTGCATCTTAAAACTTTATTCCACGGTCTGTTGTACCACTCACGGATTGCGACTTCTTTGCTGTCCTGATCGCCTGCAATTCCGCCACTGTACTTCATTCTTTCATCTCTGCTTGCTTGTCCTATTTTTATCATATCTTTACTCCTATTATGCATTAGGAAATAAGTTTCCTAAGTAATATTTCTTTTGATTTTTTTCATGTTCAATTTGTGCTTCTGTAAGCTCTATCTCTCTTTGAATTTGCTTCATAGCTTTTACTATGTAGGCTTGCGCCTCTTTTCCTTCATGCCAATCCAACTCAAATTTACTCACTACATCTATCTGTAAATTTATAGTTGTGCGATACCTGCATAAAAATTTCGGAAAGCTTCTGCTTATCGCTATAAAAAGATAATCTGTATTTATGCCGTTTTTGGGTATAAATACGCAATATCTGTTATCAATCTCGCCTTCTTCTCTTATCTGACCGACAAATTCATCTACGGCGGAAAGCTTTATATAACAACTTCCTGCAGGATATTTCTTTTTGTCCATGGCTCTTTCAAAGTCGCAAACTTCTGTAATATTTATTACTTTATTCTTTTTAAGATTCATTATTCATGTCCTCAAGTAATATTTGCCTATGCGTATCAATTATGTCCGTATCTTCCACGGGTCCAACAAGGTCGCCCAACATTTCGTACAGGTCGCTCATGGTCTTTCGCTCCTCTTGTCTTATTTCTTCTAATTCTTTTAGAAGCGTTTTCATGTCCGGCAACGGTTCAGGCTCATATGTATCTACATAACGCGGAGTATTTAAATTGAAATCATTATCTTTTATCTCTTCGTAGCTTGCCACATGCGCAAACTTCTTTACTTCTTTGCCATCAAAAAAAGCTTTCAAAACCTTATCTATGTGCGCCTGCTCCATGATATTATTCTTGCCCGACTTTACAAAATCTTTTGAAGCATCTACTACTAAGATGTTTTCTGAATTTTTTTCAAGCACTAAAATAAACACAGGAATGGCAGTATTTAAGAAAAGTTTTTCGGGCAATCCTATAATTGCCTTTATAAGTTTTTGCTCTACCAACCACTTTCTAATATCACCCTCTTTTTGCCCTCTAAAAAGAAGGCCATGTGGCACTATCGCAATAAGCCGGCCATCGTCTTTTAAGTGACTTAATCCGTTTAAAATAAAGCCATAATCCGCCTTGCTTTTTGGTACCTCAAAGCCGTAAAAGCAGTAATCCCTTGAGTCAGGAAAGTCCATGGAATAGGGCGGATTCATAACGACGTTATCGTACTTGCCGACTTCTTGCACATCATCGACTTTTACACTTACTTCACCGTTGTTTTTTTCAAGAACATATCGGCTTTTCACCGTATCTCTTAAACAATCACCCTCTTCTACTATGCCTTCAAGTCCGTTTAAAATCCCATCAAGCAAATTAAAAGCTATAGTTCTTTGACTAAATTCAATCTCATGTATCTTAGTGCTGTGTTTTTTCGCTACAGCCTTTGCAAGCGCTCCTGTGCCCGCGCACATATCTAAGCAGGTGCCATCTTTTGTAAGACTTGCCACAATCTCACATATGCAGTCGGGTGTAAAATCTTGCTTCAGGCTCTTTCTATCGCCCTGCTCTGATTGATAGTAGTCTCTTAAATCTGTGATGCCATTTTCACGCATCTTCTTGACCATATCAGTGATGTCACCATTATGGATTTTATCCATTATCGCGGTCGGCAGCAGGTAGCTTTCTTTTACTCCGAAAATTTCTAAAAGTGTCATTTCTCCACCTATTCCAAATTAAAAAGAGGGCAACCGCCCTCTCGTTTATTCTTCCACTTCAGGTAAGCCTGCAACGCTTGTAAGTAGCGATAAAAGTCCTGCCACTACCGAAGCACTTGCGACCACCTTCCAGTCAACTGTACTGATTATTGTACTTGTTCCCACTGTCGCTACGGCTGTCTGAGCCATAGTCTTTAATGCTCTTACTCCTGCTGCCTTTGCCCATCTGCTTAAATATCCACTCTTCATCTTCTCTGTTTCCTTTCATGAAATTTTTCTCTTATAAACTCTGTTTCACCATCAATGTAGTGATTTTTTATGTTGTGCCTTTCGCAATGGTCGTAATACCTACTTACCACTCCCAAAGCACTCTCAAATTGCTTGACTGAGTACTCTTTACCAAGTCGCAAGTTTTCCGAAAAGTCAATAATTTGGTTACGCATATCAACCGCCCTTTTATCGTTTGTCTCTTCTTCAAAGCGTGTGAGCCTGTCGCTTATGTCCTTAACCTCTTCTTTTACTTGCGCACTCTGTACAGCTATTTCGTCAAGCTTTTCTAAAGTTTCTCTATTTAAAATCGAACCCATCCACCTGAATACATGACTAAGCGGATGCAGGGGGATTTTTTTATTGAATTCTATAATTATGCTAATCGCACCGACTGCCCATGCCATCAAGGAGGCTATATCTTTCACTTGCAAGGCTAAAAGCCACTCATTAAAAGGTCTCAAAGTAAAATCCCCCTTCTCTTTTACTCTTCTATATGCTCAGCATTTGACGGGGTGGCAAGTGGCGCATCGTCATTCGCAAGTTCTGGATGTCCTTTTTCTATAAGTGACTTTTTAACACCTTTTTTGAAAAAGATAAGTACATCTTTGTATCTTGTCTCTCCCTTAATAATTGATGTTGCAAATATGTCGTAAATTGGCTTCATTTCTTTTACTCCTTTCAAAAATAAAAAAGAATGCATACGCATCCTTAATTTTCTTCTTCGTTAATTCCACTTGGCGGTGCAAGCGTGGCCATCATTGTTGCATTTGCAAGTATAGCCGCCCTCATTTCTGCCGTCTCTTCTGAACGCTTGCGATTAAGCTCTTCAAGTCGCTTATTTGTCGCTTCCAACTCCTCCTGTAGCTTTGCCATGTCGGCCATCGGAGTTGCGTGAGATACTGCCGTATGCTCTTCTTTGCTTGTGTCTATACTGTCTATGATATGGCCGTCAGGTACTTCAAAAGTACCGATTTTCAAAGCTTCCAAGTCCGACTGTTCGGACACTACCGCCAAGACATCACCGTTTGACCTGTATAATATAGTGTACTTCATTATTGCCTCCTTTCTTAATTTAAAAAGTCTATTTTTGTAATTTGAACCGCCCCTGCAAAGACATCGGACGACCTATCGATATTACAGTAAGCACCAAAGCTTATAAAAGCTTGTTCGCTTATATCTGCCACATTTAGCACAATTTGACCAGTCTTATTTATTGCGGGGCTTGCGGTGCCTTGCCTTAAAACATCTATTGCGTCGACCTTGCCTGCTCCTGCTACATCTATCAACCTTCTTGTGCTTACACGTGCCACATACGCCTCCAAGGTCGCATAAGGATTTCCTTGAATGTTTGCTAAAGTTCTGTAGCTTATAACAATTTGCCTAAAAGGCGTTAAATTTATCGACTGCGATAGCACACACCCGATACGCCGACTTCGCAATGAAGGATAAGAAGTATTTAACTGAAAATTCATGCCACCATTATATACACCAGCATACCTATAATCTGATTGAATACTATAAGCAAAATACACGCCATTTGAGTAAAAGCCTTTATTCGCCACCCCCGACTCTAATTCGTTGTCGAAAGTGGCTCCATTAAAAACCGTTCTACCAGTAGAATAATCGGGCATCGTGCCTGCAAACTTTACTCCGTTTTTGCTTGTTGCTGTATACCCTCTCATCACTTTGTCGGGTGTTGCATCGCCTAAATTTATCGCATCAATACAAGTATGAGGATGTCCATCCGGACGATTGTAGTAGCCATTTCCGTGCGGGAAATCTATGTAAAATACAGGGTTGCCAGGATTTGTCCAGTTGTCAATTCCAAATGCTGTAGACTTGTTTATTCTAAAGTTACTTGCTGCAGTATCTATGGATTTTATCTGCCCTTGCTTGCCTGCTATAGTGAGAGTATCAAGCATTTTAGAGTTATCGATACCTAAAACATTTACAAGCACTGTGTATGGTATTTTTGCCGTCGGCTTAAACGGACCGCTCCCGGGATAATACCCCTCTTCAAATCTTGTGTGAACATTGTTTTCCCAAGGGGCATTTACTACCTCTGAAGCTGTGTTCCAGGTACCTCGATTGACCATAGTTCCCTGTACAGGTTCGTCATTACTGTCGCTTGTCAGTGCTGTATATCCCTGCAGGACGTGTTCCCTTCTTGCCGTAACATCGTCAGAAGCTACCCCACCAACTCCGCCCGACATCAATATCGCTTCAGCCATATCAACCTCCTTTCACCATCAGCCATAAATCCTGCATCGGCTTTTTTCTAAAGCTTTTTACAAGCATATAGCCGTCATAAATTTCAATCTTGTCTATGTAGCTGTAAGATTTCCATGCACCTCTTATCGCTCCTGTGTCCGTCACTCCGTCCTGCAATTTGTGGCTGATTATCGGCGTATCGCTTGCCTTTAAACCTGCCACCTCTATACGTGCCGTATAGGGCACTGTGCTACTGAAAGCGCTTGCCCTAAGCTGTACAACTCTGACCTTCTTGAAGTAGTCCTGCAAGTATCTAAGACCACCCACCAAGGCGCTTAAAATACTTTTTATACTTCGTTTTGCTTCTATCTGATTTAGATCCGATATTGCAGCAGGCTCAATCCATGCAGGGGGCATGGTTACATTTGCAATTGCTCCATCATTTGCACTTACCTTGCCATCAGATAGTTCTTTCAATTTTGCATCTATTATGTCCATGCTTGGATTTATTGCTTCCTCTATGTTCGCAAAATCCGAAAGCTGTGGCTTATTTAACTGATAAAATCTCGTTTTTTGCATTTTTTATACCTCCTGCCATTTTTTATCGTCGTGTATCTTCTTCCATGTGTCCGTGATAATTTCTGACCACCTTAACTGCTTAAAGCGTTCCCAACGATTGAAAAGCGCGTACACATTTACAAGCATGTTTGCCGGTACTCTTTTTCGTATCAGGTCGAAAATTACATCAATCATTTGTATTGATACGATTTTTACACCGCAATCAACAACTTGTCTTGAGTTGTCCACTTTTAACTTGTAGTTATCCCCACCACAAACAAGCTTTAAAACTTCATCAAGCTTGTTGTACGTGTACGGTAAATCGGACACATGATAACCCCTTATGCGGTTGACTCTGTCCTCTAAGCTGTCGGCAGGATTTATCGTAATATTCAAAAGCTTTTCCCATTGTGCGCACTCTACTTCGTCCATAGTGGCCAAAACTCTATTGAGTTCTTCTTTTTGCAAAGACGCCCATGCAAGTTTTAAAAATTCGTCATAGGTCTTTGCAATCTTTTTGAATTCGTCTATCTCTGCTATGTGTAAGGGCAGGTATTGCCTTGTATCTACTTCTATCATGATAGCCTTACCTCGCCCATCTTCGGGATTTCATCGCTCCTTAGAGTCAAATTATTACCGCTGTTGTTGAGTTTTGTATTATTGACATCAAGCACGCCCTTGACTTCAAGGATTGCCGACTCCAGTCTTGCTATGTATACAATAGCTTCTGTATGCTCATCGCCCTCTTTCCAAGCTTCAGCTATACTCTTCAAGTAACCTTGTATTTTTGCTTTGATACTCTCTGATAAGTTCGCACTTGAATATCCTGAAGCGTAAGTGATTTGAGTGGACACTCCGACAGTTACCTCTTTTACTGACTCTATAGTCAAATTGTGACCGATAGGCACCCACCCATAGCCTGCTCCCTTATCGGGTACAGCGTCTTTTTTTATCTGCTCTATCAGATAGCTACTAACCGCTGTATTTTCTGAAGATATAAGCACCGCTTTGACTGTGCCTGCACCTTGCCAAGTTGGATATATCTTTGAGCCTCCAATACCTTGAATACTTGCGAATTTTTCCTTGTATGCGGAAATATTGCCCGCAAAGCTTTGTGATGTGAAACTCTGAATATATCGCTTGTATAAAGAGTCGCGGTCCTCTTCTTCATCACCTGCCACAAGCAACTCCGTGACTTTTGCCGACTCTAAGCCGTCTATGTAGTCAATCGCTATAAGGTCGCCTTTCAAAGTGTTCGCTCCGGACCCTGTCTCTTCCACCTGCATTTTATAGTGATGCAAGCTGTCATTTATGACTTCCACTGCTTTGTAATTGTAGCCTTTTAGGCTAAATCGTGAGCCGATAGGAATAGCCACATTGAATTCAGCTTTTACATATGCATTAGTAGCTTCTTTTCTAACTATGCCCCTGTCAAGTGCTATCATCTCTAAATGCTCTATATCCGCCGTGCCTGCATGACTCTGCTCAATGATATAGTCAAGTTGTATGTACAGCTTTTCAATTTCAAAAGCCAAGGCAGACAAGGCATTATGTACCAAGCTACCCTCTGACTTTACTATTTCATCGCCGATGTATTTTTTCATGTCCGCAAGGACACTTTTATAAGTTTTATCTTCGTACATTCTCATCTACCTCAATACTTCCGAACTTTGTGACCGCCCTGAAAGATACCCTTAAGTGTTCGCCATCCTTTACCGCTTCAAAATCTTCTATACTCTCTATGTACTCATTTATCAGCAGTGCATCAGTTATTTCGCTCTCACAATCAGTATTTATATACTCATCACTAAGCACATGACCGATGTACTGCTCAAAAGATGTGCCATAATCTGCAGAGTATATCGCATGTCTAAATCTCTCCGTATGCAGGCATAGCCATATCCACACTTTTATAGCTTCTATGCCCTCTACAATCTTGCCTGTAAGCTGTCCCGTTTGGAAGTCTATGCTGTACTCTTTCGGCATTTTGACCACTTGGCTATTATCTTCTTGTATCGACTTTGTATCGCTTAGTGACTGTAAAAAGCTTGGCAATATGCTCATAATCTCACCAACTTTCCAAGCACTAGATAAAGCGTCGATGTGTAGTCATTCGGATCGCTTCCCTTGACTTTATACACAGCCACCTTGTCGCCTGCCTGCAAGGGTGATAAGTATGTGCTTGTATCTTGCAACGCTCCCACCTCAGGGCATTGCCCTGACACTTTACTTGCAACCTTTACTGTTAAATTTTCATTAAAAAGTAAATCTTCGGCCGTCAGCACTAAGTCGCCTATCTTGCATGAGTTAGCGCTCACCATTTCAGCCACTTGTATACCGTCCGATAAATCGCCCGTATCTGTATTTATAAATGCGTCTGTCCAACTCATAGCCTACTCCATCATTCCTGTGTATTTCTTTCTCTCAGGCCTTGCAGGTTTTGCCACTGCAGGTGCCTGTTGCTCTTTGACTCTATTTTTTACACTTTCAAGCAATTCTTTTTGCTTGCTCTTTTTCTTTTCGGGTGTACCACTTGACTTCTTGGCCTTGCCTTTGCCTTCCTTTGATGTCTCTTTCTTGTCCTTCTTACTTTCTTCTTTCTTCTCAGCCTCTTCTTTTATATCCTTTGTATCCATCAAGCTATCAAACTTAAGTTCAAGCTCCATTTTGTGGACACCATTTTCAAATGTGTGGCTGTCTGAAGCTATCCAGTATTTGCCGGATAGTCCTGTCGCCGTATCTTTGACCTCTACAAAGTAGCAAGATAAGCAATTTATATCTCCCACCGCCGATATTTTTATCGACTGAGCAGGCTGTGTCTTTAAAAGGTTCTTCGCTCCCGTGTTGGGATCGATTCCCTCTTCTTTGCTGTAAATCTCCTGAAAGATACCGAATTTCTTTATACTTCCGTCGTCTTTTACTTCTCCTATTTGCTTACCCTTGTCGTCAAATATCAAGACTTTGTTTTTTATGTCGCCCATGCTTTCCGATATGCTACTTGCGTATATATTTGTGCTCTCAGACAAGATAAAGCCTTTCACTGCCCATTCTGTCTTGTATACACCAAGTCCACGCTTGTATATCATCGCAAAGTACTTGTCGCCTGTAATCTTGTGAGCCTTGGTATATGCAGCCATCACAATGTCATACATTTTCATCTTGTCACATATCATACTTGCGATATTTACGCTCGTTGGGTGCAAATGTCTAATAGGCACTTGAATATCCGCACACACTTGAGCCACTATCGCTTCAGCCGTGAGATTTTTAAAGTTGTACTGACCTGTCGACTCAAGCAGATGTTTCATCATATCGTAAGCCGTAAAGGTTATAGTACCAGTTTGGCTTGATTTTTCTACTCCGAAAATCTGCCCGAAAAAGATTTCGCCTTCTTTGCTGTCCTCAAGCGATATATAGTCGCCTGTGGCGATACTTGGAAGATTTACAGCATTGTCGTAAGGTGCATTTATATAGTCAAAATCTACACTTCTTGATGCTTCGCTTGCCGAACCTTTCCAAGTAATTCTTGTGCAAGCGTTTGATATATCGTATATAGTGCCCGTATCTTTTATAAGCTTTATAATCATGTATCACCTCAAGGAATTACTAAGACGGTACCGTCTCTTATCAAATTTGGATTGCTACCGATAACGCTCTTATTTTGCTCATATAAAGCGTGCCAATCTGCAGAGCCTGTCAGCTTTCTAGCTATTGAGCTCAAGCAGTCGCCGCGCTTTACTGTGTAGGTCTTCGGCTTTTCTCTTGTATCTTCACGCTTTGTAGCGTCTTTTAAGGCTGTATCTTCGCTTGTCGCCTGCTGTGCGCTTGCACTTTCAGCGACCACGCTTGACTGAGTTATTGCAATTTTTCTGTGTTCTTTTAGAGTTATTGAGAATTTTATATCACCTGTGCCGTCATCTTCTCCCCATTCAAAAGAAGATATTCGACAAGGGAAGTTTACTGATGTGCCAGTTATAATGAGTTTTGTCGGATTGCCCGACATAATCTGCTCTATCTGTTTAACATATCGCATGGGGTTTTTAATCTTCCTAAATTCGCAATATGTTGGGTCGTAATGCTTCGGAAAAAATGAAGAGAAGGAGACTGTTCTCAGCCCCCTCATTCCTCCCAAGTCAGTTTCACCGATTGCATTAATATTTACTGTTTCTATTCCCCTGCTCCCTTGGATTTTATACTCCGACGGAAGCACGGGGAAGCGTATCGGGGTACTGCCTTTAAGCCATATTTGCATTAAAACTCATACCTCCTCTATTACCTTTAGACGCCATAATTTTTCTTGCTATAGCGTCGCCTATCTTTTCAATATCTGCATCCTCACGCACAATGATTTGGTCGGCCAATTTCGGCATTTGGAAAACTGTACCGCCTGCACCTTTAGCCATTCGCATGCTTTCATCATGCGGATAAATCCTTGTACCATGGGGCAGGTCGATAATCTCTCCACCCTTCTCACTTACTTGTACAAGACCACCCATCCAGTTAAGGTCGCCAGTTGCCTTGGCAGGTACCGTTGCTGCCTTTACAATTTTACTGTCACCGCCTGCGAAAAAGTTGCCTATGCCTTTAACTCCGTCAACAATTCCGCCGATAGCGCCCTTGATGCCTTCAATAATTCCTTTTATCATGCCTGCCCAACCTTTAAAGATTTGAGTAATTCCATCCCATGCCTTTTTCCAGTCTCCTGTGAACACGCCTGCAATAAACTTGTTTATTCCTGAAAGAACATCTATAACACCGCCGATATACGTCATTGCACCGCTAAGGAAGCCTGCAAGTGCAGATACAGCTACGCCAACGGCCAAGGCTATACCCTCACCGATAACGCCGATTACTTGCTTGATTTGCGGTATAAAAGGCTCAATTTTTGCCTTTAAGTTATTGAAACTCTCCTGTAACTTTTTGAAAGTCGGCGATGTTGAATTCATAGCAGACTTAAAAGCCTTAAAATTCGTTACTACAGCAAGAACTACGATAGCAATCGCCGCCAAGACTGCAATGACGATGCCTGCAGGTGATGTTATTGCCATTATGGCTGTCCTTAAAACTCCACCGCCTGCCGAAAGTCCTGAAAAGCCTCTAGTTGCAATACTTGCAAATCTTCCCAAGCTTGTGAAAGCTCCGCCGACTTTGCCGACCATAGTCACAGTATTTCCGAATATCATCAGAGCAGGACCGATTGCCGCTGCCATCATTGCCCAACGGACAATTTGTTTTTGCTGCTCCGGATCCATCTTGTTAAACTTATCAAGCAAATCTGTAATTTTTTCAATAAAAGGAACCACTGCACCTGCTAAGGCTTCGCCTGCAGTGTATTTAAAGACATCAAATGACGCTTTTAATTGTTCCATCGCACCACCTGGACCGCTCATAAGTGCATCAGCCATCGCTTGCGAGGCTCCTGTCGCTCCCTCTATACTGTCTTTGTATCCTTGCAAGGCTTCAATACCCGGACCGTTTATGAGCGTCAGCCACTTTCCCGCCTGATTTATTCCAAAGATTGATTGTGCAGCATTTATCTTCTCTAAGTCAGTTAAGCCTTCAAAGCCTTTTTGGAGCTCTCCAATAACCTCTGGCATCGACTTCATCTTTTCATTAGCGTCATATATGTTTATTCCAAGGTCTTTCATTACGCCGGTAGCCTCTGCTTCGTGCTTTGAAAGTCTTTGTAATCCGCTAACAATCGCAGTTGCTCCGACTGATGCAGTTACACCCGCATCACCATATACTCCTGTTATTGTCGCCAAATCCGAAAAACTCCAACCTACAGTTTTAGCCATAGAGCCCGCAATGCTCATAGTTTCAAATAAACCTTCAACATCTGTATTCGCCTGTGCCTGTGCTTTCGCCATCATGTCTGTGTAGTGGCTTGCTTCGCTTGCATTTGCTCCAAATGCCTTTAAGGTATTGCCAAGACCACCTGTAACCATTGACAAGTCGGATGCTGTACCTGCTGCCAAATTCATTGCAGGAGCTATCATATCCGCCGCCTGTACAGCGTCAAAACCTTGTCTAGCAAAATTCAAAGAAGCATCCGCCGCATCCTGCATTCCAAATGTGGAATTAGATGCAGCGGTTTTTATAGCGCTTTCAAGGACTTTAGCCTCTTCAGCCGTGCTGCCCATTGTTTCGCTTACAAGCCTTAATGTCTTATCGACTTCGCCAAAACTTTTAAACCCTGCCGCACCAACCGCCGCAAGCGGTAAAGTTATACCAGTTGTGAGCGAGCCACCAAGCTTGCTTATACTCTGCCCTGCCTTTTCAACTCCCTTCCACGCTCTTGATGCGGCGGCTGTGCCACTTGTAAGCGTGCCGATTGTGCTGTTAAAACTGCTTGTAAAATTGTCTAAGAACCGAAATTCAACATCTACCTGCCTAGCCATCGCGCTCACTCCTTTCCTTTGCCTCTTCCACCTCTCTTCTGATAAAGTGCTTTATCAGTACTTTGTCGGAAAAAGGCACATCAAAAAAGACTGACGGGCTCCAGTCGTGATTTACAAATAAGTAATACATCGCCTGAAAATCCGCATCAGTCTCTATCAGTTTTTTATGTCGTCGTACTCGATACCATCATCAGCATCGTCTTTATCGTCTTTCTTGCCAAATCCTGACAGCTCTCCGATTTTTTCCGAAATCTTTACAAGTTCACCGCCCGGAAAGAGCATTTTTGCAAGATCATTCGGGGTTTCCGCCTTGTAGTGCTCTTTGAGTTCCTTGTCTTTTAAATTTGGTTCAATGCAACCTGCTACTACTACCATAGCGTGAGTGTCATACACACGACTCATGTCTACTCTACCAGACTTATTTGTCGCGCTTGACATGATCTCGGTGTATCGACTACCAGATAACGCTTTTACCGTGATTTCTACCTCTTCGCCTGCCACTTTTGACAAGTGACAAGCTTTTATCTTTTCAGTAGGTATTTCAAGAAGCTTGTCTCTATCAAGCTTCATAAGTCTTTCCATTAAAGATGCCATTTTTACTCCTCCTATGCCCTTATATCGTCAAGAAAATCCCAGTCCTCAAAAGTGAAGCTGTAAGACTCCTCTGTATTCTTCTGAACTTCCCAGTCCATTAAGATTGCCTTATCAAATTTACAGTGATAAAAGACTACTCTTTCTGTGCCTAATGCGTCCGGATCCGATAACTTTGCTATAATTTTAAAGTCGGGGGTTTCGCCCCTCTTTACTCTGTCTGATATAGCTTTTGATATATTGCTTCTGACATGATGAAGCTTAATGCTTCCCTTTCCTTCAAGCTTCGTCATCTTCTTGCCTGCTGTAAGGCTTCTGACCATTGAAATATCAGAGTAAGATATACTTACCTCACCCTTGCAAGATACAACCTCGCCGATATACTCATCGTCAAGCCATAATTCGCCCCAAGTGCCATTAATTACCTGATTTGAAACAAATTTCTTCATGCGCACCTCCTTATACTGTAATTCTTAAAGTTACATCTTCGATAGCATCAGCAAGTGAAACAACTGCTTTTAAAAAGACATGTGAACCTGTGTTCGCTCTCTTAATCTCATCATCTGTGCAGTCTTCAAGCTTCTTTTCTTTGCCATCCTCAAGCACTACTTTCTTGCCCGTCTCTTTGAGATATTTTCTTTGTTCATCCATGTTAATTTCGCATTTTCCTGCAATTATTAGCTCATCTGCTTTAATTCTCTCAAAATATGAGTCGATAGCAGTGATCAAGACGCACTTGTTGTCATAATTATTTAAAAACTTACCGATATAACTATCTTCTATGGTCTTTCTGATGTCGTCCTCCATCATGTCCATAGTCTCAACAAGTTTGATTTTCTTAAAACTGTCGCCCTTTTCTGCAGATGTTGTTGTAAGTGATGTTACTGCACGATTAAGCTTGACTTTTTCGCCATCCCAAAAAGCTATAAGCTTACCTGCTCCGACTGCTTCGTTCTGCTCGGTTTTAGTAAGTCGATTTACATCAACAAAATCGAATAAAGGTGCATAGGTTCCAGTAACCTTTTGCCCGACTCCTGCAAGCAATCCTGCTATTCTTGCAGTTCCCTGCTCAGGCGTAAGCGCCTTTTCTTTTGTCCTATACAAGGTTGAATTCCAGTTAATAACGCCCTCGCTATCTCCTGCGATCTCAGGCAATACAACCTTTACAAGATTGTGTTCATCTCTTTGCTTTTTCGCCCATGTAAGTACATCCTGCACCTTGCTGTCAGTCTTTACCGACGGTATAGCCATGTATGTAAATTTTTCGCTTTCAAAAAACTGCATCATGTCCTTATATGGCTTTGTCAAATCCGCACCGCTTGGCATGATGTATACATGAACATATTTAGGAGCGTGAGAATAGCCGATAAGTGCATCTTTTACATACTGTTCATTTTCCTCGCTTAAAACACCTGAAGGAATGTCACTAATATTAGCAACCTTAAAAGCCTGTTGCTTTGAACCTTTTAAAACCAAGGCTACAACGCCACGCTCGCCTCTTTCGACCGCCGTTGCTCCCTTTTCTTCAAAAACAACAGTGATGCTAGGTGATGTTAATTTACCCATTATTTATTTCCTTTCTTTTCTATAGTCAAAGATATATCCGTGATAAGGTCGCCATCGTGATACTCTGTGCTTTCGTACCAGTCCAACTTAAAGGACATTTGCGGAATGTTGCCATGGTCTTCTATGTAGTCGTGAGTGTACTCTGTGACAAGTAGTCGCCTGTCTCCAACTATTAAGACCATGCCCAAGGCATCGAATATGTTTTCGATTACCTCAAGCGCTTCAACCTGCTTGGCTATCTTTTGTACGAAAGTGATTTTCACTGAACACGATTTATGCATCATGTTCTTGCTTTCCCTATCAGTACCTAGTGGCACAACTTCAACAAAAAAATACGGTGGCACTGCATTATCTACAGTGTCATTCCCGTATCTTTTGATATTTGGATATTCTCTTTTTAAAATTAAATTTACTTCTTTGATAATATCGGCATATGTTGTCATGAAAGCCCCCTGTCTGCTAAGGCCTTGTTTATGGCCGATTGCATTATGTCCGGGTATTTGCTTTCATACTCCGCCCTTGTTTTTTCTGCATAGTGCTTGCCCTCAACAAAGCCACCTGTATACACTCCATTTATAAATTTTCTATGTCCGTTTTCGACAAGGTGGAAGTGCGGAGCCTTATTTGTGACCTCAACGCTTGCAATTATTCCTGAAGGGCTGTAATTCTTCGTTGTTTTCCATCGTTTCAAGCCTTTTGCACCGCTTTTATAGCTTGACGGCATCTTTGCATTACAATCTTTTGTCCATGTTTTTGCTGTCTTTACGATTGCGTTGTTTATGTCGTCAGGTGCTCTTGATACCATGCTTCGCATATCTTCAAGCAGTCCATCAAGTCCGATAAAATGTATAGAGTCCATTACTCCCTCCTTTCCTCATGGTCTTTGTTTTCTGTACACATAAGCTCTAAGTAGTAAGAAGCTTCCAAGGGATTGACAATGTAATTTATAAGAAACTGCCTACCCTGATACTCAATTACATCTTTTTCAGTTATATCTGTATTTCTAATTGTAATTTTGTATACAAGCTTGCTTGTTGTCTTATAGTGCTCTAATTGTTCATTGCCCCTTAAAGGCCTTATCTCTGCCCAAACCTTTTTATGCACTGACAAAGTGCTCACAATATTAGCGAGTTCATCCTCTGTCTCTATGTATCGCAATATATTGACTTTTTTATTAAGCCTTCCGGGGTTTATACCTTTCATGTATCCCCCTTAAGTGCTTTTTTCATTTGCAGTTGCAAGATTATACTCTTGAAAGTGTATTCAATCGCTTTTCTTTGCTGTATATCAGACTGCATTAATTCTCTGTTGTCATACATATTTTGCACTATCGCACAAAAAAGAAGATTTGCCGTCTTATCCGTTTCGTCGTATTCGCCTACAGCGGACACGATATATTCTTTCGATGCTTCCATCATAGTTCTTATGATATTGTCGTCATCATCTCCGTCTACTCTTAAGTAGTCTTTGACTGTTTCAATCGTCATATAGGCTAATACCTCCTAAAAAAGCCCCTGCAGATGCAAGGGCTTAAATTCTACTAAGGTGTTACAGTTATATATCCGTTTACAAATGCGTTTGCATCCTTTGTCTTGCAGTCAAGTCGCTCAATTCCCCTGAAGAGTGTTAAATCCTGTTCAAAAGCATTGAGCTGGCCAACTGCTGCAACATTGGAAGTCATAATGCTAAGCTTATCTCTATCGAAAAGCTTTATAGCTTCCTTAAAGTCACCGATTACAAAAGGCACCTTATTGGTCTTTGTTGCCATTACTGAATTTGGTACTACCACAATTGGGATAGTAGATGCACCTACTGCAAGCACTTTCTTTGCCGGATCCTGAAGGCTTGGTGTAAGTAAGTATCTTCCGTTCTTATCCACAAGGGTATCAAGATATTGCAGTCCGTCATCGTTTGTCACGATTGTAACACTTCCTGCAAATGCAGAGCCAAGTGTCACATTTACAGCCTTCTTAATTCCGTCAAGGTTCTTAAGGTCTGTTTCTGCCTTTGTTGCGATAGCTGTCAAAATCTGCGCATTTCTTGTCGCCACATCCTGCTCCGCAAACCACTTTGTAAGTGCGCTTGTGATATTTGCGTCTGAGTCAGCAAGTAGCTCATTTGTAACAGGCATGTAACCTGCGTACTTTTTGATTGCATACTCTAAGATCTCAAATTGCGGAGTTGCAGCAGCCTGAATTTTTCCTGCTTCTAAAACTGCCTTAAAACCTTCAACCTGCGCCCTCTTCTGATAAGTACGACGGCCTGTGCTTGTGCTTACCTTTTCAACATCTACAAGGTTCTCTAATGAGAACATGGCCTTTTTATACTGATTAATCTTTGTCTTAATATCTTCAGGCACTGTATAACCGCCGTCAGCCTTTGTGCCCTCAGTCATTGTGTTAGTATAAAAGCCGTGTCTTGCTGCCTCTGCAAAATCATGTATTGCATCAGCCGGCCCGTTTGCTGTAACTTCTTTCATGCCAACGGCGTCAGCTGTGCCGTTTGTCATTCCGGACTGCTCATTCTCTATAATATCCTTAAGAATATTATATTGATCCTGAAGCTTTACAAGCTCCTTTTTCGCTGTCTTTGCCTCTTCTATTTTTCCCTGCTCTGCCAAGTTCTTTACTTCAAGCTTCTTTGCATTAATCTGATTAAGTAATTCCTGTAAATTCATCTTTGCTCCTTTCACGCCCCGAATGCATCGAGGTCTTTTAACAAGTTGTTTTTTTCTTCTTCAATACCAGCCTTCTCAGCTGTATACTGCTGTATCATTTCATCAGTAATCTTTAAATTACCCATGCCGTTTGTGATTACCACCTGTCCGGATTGACTTATAGCGTCTATAAATCCCATTTCCACCGCCTTATCGGCTGTTATCCATGTTTCCGTGTCCATCATCTGAATGATTTCTTCCTTGCTCTTGCCCGTCTTTTCAACATAAGCACTTGCTAAAGCTTCATCCCATGCCTTTAATGTGTCAGCCTGCTTTGATAATTGTGCATGATTACCGCTTGTGTAGCTTACCGACACATCGTGTATCATAAGCATTCCAACGGGCGATATTGTGCTCTTGCCTGCCATTGCAATGACAGATGCAGCGGATGCCGCAAGTCCTTCGACTTCAATATCTACATCATTGCGACCTCTAAGCGTGCTATAAATCTCCTGACCTGCAAGCACATCGCCACCACCTGAATTTATCTTAACCTGCAGTCGGTCGCCCTTCGGCATCTCTTCGATTGCAGTAATTACATCTTTCGGTGTTGTACAATCGTATCCGAACCAGTCATATACTTCTTTCATTTCATTACTGACTATGTCGCCTTTTATCTTAAGTATCATTTTTTCCCTCCTTTCCGATATTGTATGCAGCGCCAACATCCGTAAGCGGTACATAATTACCGTTTACGATAAGCACATCACCGCCGTCCTTTGAAGGAAGGTCTAAAAGATGCCTACCCTCATTCGGCGTATAAATACCGTTTTGAACCGCCGATGTTATGCTCTGCATTTGCGTTTCCATGTTTGCCCTTAACAGCACTTTTTCGTTAAACTTGTATACAAAGCCGTCAGCCCTTTGCTTATCAGTCAAGCACTTATAGTTGATTTCCTGCTCATACTGATTGAGTCTGTACATCATCGTATCCACTAAGAAGCTAAGCTGTTGCGACTCTGAATTAGAGTAACTTGACTTCTCATAGTCATTTATCTGATTTGGCTTTACTCCGAAAGCTGCTGCAATCTGTAGCGCGCTATACTTCTTTAATTCCATATACTGAGCGTCCGCAAGCGTATAGGTAAGTGGCTCTAACTTCATGCCTAATGGCAACGCTACAACCTTACCTGCATTATTTGCACCTGTAAGCAAATCATTGTATTGCTTTTCAAGTCGTTGCCTTAATCTTTCATCTAAGTCGCCTGTGTACTGCAGGACACTTGATGCAGTTAAGCCACTCTGATACAGCTTTTCAAGATACCTTTGAGAGTATCCGGCACCGTCAATCGTACTTTTCAGGATATCTCTTACCGATATGCCCATCACCCCATCCCACGACAGCCAGTTTTTTATATGCAGTACATCTTCTTGCCTGAATATTGCAGTTTCGCCGTTTTGGGGATTTGTAAACTTGTAGTATAGCCTGCCTCTGTCACCAAAAACCCCTGCGTCATCCATGTATACAGTCACGCAGTCGGATTTCATGATCCAGTAAGACATCTTTGGTATCTCACCTTTTTTCAATCCGCTTGTGTAATCTCTTTGTATCCATGCGTAAGCGTTGCCGTAGTGTTGGCAATTGGCTTCCATAGTGCTCCAAAAAGTCGACGGTGTCATGACGCTGTTAGGCCTGTACAGTAATATATCGCTCGTCGGAGCTCTCACCCTTCCGCCTGACTCATCTTCTTGATAAAGTTTCAAGGGCATCTTGCCCATCGTCTCAGACAAGACTTTTAAGCAGGTAAAATACGTCGTCTCTGCTAAGGCTTTCGGCTTGTCTGTATCAATGCCAAGCCACTGCAGGAGCTTATCACTTGCCGTGTCTACCGTCTCAGGCATAAGTAAGTTTTTTAAGTTATTAAAAAATCCCATTCTATCCTGTCATTCCTTTCAAAAAGTTTTCTATGTATTCGCTATAGCTTTCCGATTCAAAATTGTGATACAAAGCCAATTTAAACGCCCCAAGTGTGGCATCCACAGGGTCGATGCGCTTAGTGGTTGCATCCTTGTCAATCTTTATCAAGCCGTTATTTGTCCTTACAACCGCATTTGACATAGCATAATTAAAAAGCGGATTATGCAAGTAAAGGACATTGCCTGAATAAACCTGCTCTCTGAATCCTTGAGTACTTTCGTTCAAGCTCTTATGACTCTGATACACTTCTTCCACCGTGTAGCCTTCGTCTGATAAGTCCATCATCAATTTTGCGGCGTTTGCAGGGTCGAAACACAAGCACTGTATGTCAAGTCGATACTTTTCGCATTCATCAAGCACGTAACGCATTACAGTAGCTTGGTCGACTATCGGTGTATTTGTCAGTGTTAAGTAGCCTAAACGCTCCCACGCATCATATGGAACCTTATCTTTTATGATGTGTTCCCTCAGCTTGTCCACTGTCGGGATAAAGCTATGTGTCCAAACAAAGTAATAGACTATCTTCTTGCCGTTGCTGTCCAGTTTATCGGCCTGATAAGGTACAATAAAAGCGACCGATGTAAGGTCGATTTTTGACGACATATCAAAACCGACATACACGGGTCGCCCTCTTAGGTCGATAGGGAACTCCTTGACTTCGCAAGCTTTCCATTTTTTCATATCCATATAGCCATTGTTTGACGCCGATACCCATATATTCAAGACTTTAGTCATGAAAGCTATCATTTTTTCAGGTATCTGCTTGGCTATCTCATAATCTTCTGCTATTTTTTTTACACCTTCATCGTAAAAAGCTCTAATCGGATTGGCTTTTTGCCAAGTTTCAAGTGCTCCGGGGTCATCGCCCTTGTCGGCTTCGCAAATATCAATAAAATATTCGTCATTCCTTACATCAACATCCGGATCTAAGACCTTTGAACAATAATCATATTCTTGCGTGTAGCAAGGGTATGTTAAATCCTTTCCTGCTGTGGTTATTATTGTGAGCATTGGCTCTTTGGTGTTTGAGCCAAGTCCTAAATCGTAAAAATCGGTCGTCGGGTGTTGATGGTATTCATCTAAAATCAAACATGCAGGATTGGTACCATCTCCCGTCTTTCCATCCTCTTTCGATAGCGGTTTTATAAAAGAACCCGTCTTTATATGCACTATTTCATCGCGTTTGAAGTTAAACTTCGACCGCAATATTGAGCCTTTAGTCATCAGATTACACTCATTAAATACAATTTTCGACTGCTCTCTTTTAGTTCCTGCAGTGTATACCTCATATGTCTCCATGTTTTTTGTAGATTGTATGGCTATTTCATATAAGGCCTCTCCGCTTTCTGACTGGCTCTTACCATTCTTCCTGCCTACCTCGGTAAAACTCTTCTTAAATCGTTTCTTTCCTGTCTCTCTGTGCACCCATCCGTACAGCTGGCATGTTCTGAACTTTTGCCAGTCATTTAATTCTATCGGCTTACCTGCTAAAGCGCCCTTTGAATGCCTTAGCAAAGCGAACCACGTGACAATTTTATTTGCGTTGTCCCCACTCCAGATGTAAGGAAAGTCGGCTGTGCCTACTCTGTCCAAGTCGTCAAGAAATCTTTGACATGCCCACTTGTGCTTTTGCCCTGACGGGATTTCATCCGCTAAGCAACTCCTTGCATACTGCTTGATATCCTCTAAGTGGCTCATATCTATATATCTCCGAACATCTGTACAAGGTTCTCTTCTTGCCCTTTTGCCTTTTCTGAAGCAATCTTTAATCTTGAGCTTGCAGACATACCCAATGCACTTCCGGAGGTGTCCATGTCTTTCTTTGCCTGCTCCATAATTGCATACACAGGGTTCGGCTTTTCGCCCGAACTTGTTTTCACGGTCGGGCAGAAATCTTTTTTCTTCGTTTCCTTTAACGCCTGCAGGTACATCGAATAGGCATTTGCGTATACAATCATGCTATTACGGTCTAAGTTGCCGATAATGTCGATGCTCTGCAGGTTCTTTCGTACCCTTTCGTATTCTCTCTTTGCCGTTGCATCCAAAAAGACCGATGAAGGAAGCTTTTCTAATTCATCCTTATCAGTCTTGATTAACGACTCTTCATATTCTCTTTTTGCCCTGACATCCTTTTTTATATTGCCAGTTTGCAACGAAATAATTTTTCGCGGTCTGCCCATTCGCCCTCCTTCCTGCTCCTGTCGTGAACAAAAATGTTCACTTTTGGCGACTATTTAGAAATTTATGTAAACAAAACTGGGGCAGCGGTCGTTGTATACAATATACAAACTTTTTACTATCCCCCTACCCTGCATCGCTGTATCTTTTTCTTTATCTCTTATATACTTACCTGCTTAATTAAACTCTTTAATATCTCTTGTGTCCTTGCTTTGTCCTCTGCGCTCTTTCTATACAGCGTGTGTATTTCGTCATGGCTTGACCTTGATAGAGGTATCAGATTATCTTCTACATAGAACAATAACGGATTGTCCTCTGCTGTAACAATATGATGTACAGTGTGAGCGTACTCAATGCGTCCGTGCAAAAATGCCCACGGATCCAGTCCATTGTATCGTGCAATGATAACAGCTCTTAGTGCTTGCCACCTTGCCCCCCGATATAATTTGCGTGTTCCTGTCGGGGCATCATACTCCCTTTTATATCCGCAGTTGCATTTTCCCCCTGCCTCGTATCTTTGTCCACAGTGCGAACATCTTTTATATATCATGTGTGTCCCCTCCTTTTTTATAAATAAAAAAGACAGCCGTATTCGACTGCCTTTTTCGGAAAATAAGAAACTAACAATATAGGGGTACAAATGTCAACGAATCCTATTTTTTTTGACCAAGGGCGGAAATGCCCATCCGCCCCCACTCAAAGAAGGAATTATGAAAAAGCTTTTTTGTTCACTCTTCACATATACATAATATCATGTATTCATTTTCATTTTTATTCATTTTTTTCACTCTTTTCGGAATAATATAGTTCTTCAAATTTTTTCAGAGCATTCCTATAGGATTTATGCACCGCCCCAACAGAGTAATGTGTTTCATCTGATATCATTTCAAATGTCATATCTGATACATAATACATTGACAATATTATCTTGTGCTTATCATTCGGTAACTTGTCAATTAATCCTCTTGCTTCAGCCTTTAACTCCATCAGCTTAATGATATCTAAATTTATTTGTTCCTTTAGCTCCAACATTTTTATTACAGCATTTTCTATACCACCACTTCCACCACCTTGTACCCTTTCGCTAAATCCTGCATTTACTTTTGTTGTCAATGCGGCCATTCGCTCTTTTTCTAAGAGTTTAGCTTTGATCATGTTATCAAGGCTTTTTAATTGTTTAAGATATTCTTTTGCTGTCATTACTTCCACCCCGCGACCATCAATCTCACGCTTATCGCTAAAGCTTCTAAAAGACTCACCTCGCCCTTTTCGGGATACATTTCTTTAAGCCTTTCCCATGCCTCAGCTCTTCCTTTCTCTTTCTCTTTCATTTCTATTTCTGAATCTCTCATTATTTCAAGCGCTTGTGATATGAAAAAATCATACATGTGTCTAGTCGCTTTGAAATTTGAAAAAAGTATGCTTTTTTCTATGTAATCATGGCAGTACCCTTTTTCTTTTAGTAGCTTTTGATTTATTTTTGCTTTTTTTCGCTTAGTTGTGCATACCTTCCACTTGCTTGTCTGATATGCACAAGTATCGCAACATTTTCCCATTACTCACCTCTTATATATCTTTCTTGATGCTTGTTAAATCGCTGTTCCACGGAACATATGTCATTCCAATCCCCTCTTTTGATTCAACTTCTATAGAGGTCGGAAAATTAGGAGCAAAATCTGGAGAGTATGTGGTTTTTACAATTTTAAGGTCTGTCATGTGATTCATCTCACAAAGAGCAGCATCTTTGGCAGTTTCATATTTACAACCACAGCGTTCACAAATAAACCATACTTCTTTTCTCATTGCTTTATCCCTCCCATTCCGGGCATATCATCTTGTCATCTACAAAATCACCGCACTGATCACTTCTTGTGCAAATGCAGACTCCTGCGTGCACAAAATGTTCTTTGTACCAACTGCAGTTTTTACATGTTTTACTGCTGTCTTTCTCTGCTTTAATCCTCCTGATTTGTCTTTTCAGCTTCTTGTCGACTATAAGCGATACGGTCGTCTTATCGCTTTCATCATCTAGCAGTTGAGTAAGCATTATATGCACATCTGCTATCTCTTCAAGTACCGCCCTTGAGTGGCTTTCTTTGCCCTCAAGGATATCTTTTTGCAGTGCGACTATAAGCTCTGCAAGCTCTTCGATTGTCTTCGCCTTTTGATGTTGCATTCCGTAATGATTTAATATCCGCCTTGCTTGCTCTTTAATCATATCCATCTTCGCTCCTCAACTCTCAATTTGGCCATGCCATAATATTTCTTATCTATCTCATATCCGACATATTGTAATCCGTACTCTTCAAACGCTATCAAACTGGAAGCACTACCCACATGCGTATCAAGGACTAACTGCCCCGGCTTTAAATATTTTTTAGCTATCCATCTGTAAAGATTTACAGGCTTTTGTGTTGGATGTATTCTTTTTTCGTTAAGCTTTTTGTTACCTTGCTGTATCCATCCTTCTTCTATGCTTTTCCCTTGCATCATGCCATTCCACATGTATCTAAAAAGTCGTGTACCGCTATGGAATGATGTATATGCAATTTCACAATCTGAAAAGCTACTTTTGCCGTTGCATTTGTCCCAAACTATTCGTCCTGAGCTAAATTTATAATCAAAATAATTACATCCGAAAATTATTTGTTGTTTACTGATTCTGAATAATTCTTCAAAATACTCTTTTGGTGGAACGTTCCAAGCCTCTCTCGTCTCGTATATCCTCTGTACTCCAATTGGACTAACTTTTCTTCCGTAATATTTTCTTTTTTCCGGACCTGAGAAGTACGGCGGATCTACGATTGCCACATCAAAATAGTCGTTTGGAAATTTTACCATTTCTTCCATGCAGTCCGCATTTTTAAATTCTCTCAAACTACTCACCCCATTGCTCCGCCATCGCTCTTGCTATGCCCGGAAATGTCTTGCTTCTCACTGTTGCTTTGTTCTTCTGCCCTTGCACCTCGTGCCAGCACCCGGCTTTTCCATTTGACCACCTGCCGTATATTTCAGCATTGTTTGGCTTATCTAAGTTGTTGCCCTGCAAGGGTTTAAGCCCTTTTAGCCACAAACACGTTCTCTTTGTCACATAATTTTCTTTATCTTCCACAGACTCCGCAAATTGATACGGCTCTATAATTTGGTCGGGCTTTCTGTATACAGTATTCATCACCCCAACCGGATTTTCTATTGCAACCTTTTCACAATCCACATTTGCAAATTTCATAAAGAAATCTTGCGCCTGTATTCGCTTCTGTGTCCTTGCGTTGATTTGCTCAAGTGTGGCGCCTTTCAGGCTGTGACTTCTTGTCGCTGCATTGCTTAAGTAAGTGCAAGGCGGATGTGCAATTATTAAATCCCACTTATCTATATTGTGAGAGTTTCCGTCCTCTGTCTTAAACATCTGCCCCCCCTTCAAAATTTCCATGCAGTCGCCTTTTATGTGCCATTCCGGATGTCCTCCGTAGCAGGATTCAATATCACAGCTATATGCATTATGCCCTAGCGCCCTGAACTCTTCACAGACTGTTTGACTACATTCACACGCAATTAATACGTTCACTTACTCAAACCTCCTCCCACTCTGCTTATGCTTCAGCTTTATCCTTCCATCAAGTGCAAAGCCCGATAAACTTATAATATACTTCAATGTTTTTATTAGCCTGTCATGTTCTGACTGTATAGCCATCTGCTTGCGCTTCTCAGCGCTTACGGACATGATTGCCCTGTACGCCGTGCTATCTTTGTAGCCTTCCGCATTGTGTTTGATATCGCTACTCATTCGCCTCTTCCTCCGCCTCTGTCAATATTTCTTGTATTTCAATTTGCCTCAACATTTACCCTTGTAGCCATTACTAAGCCTAAATATTCTTTTGCTCCTTTTACGTAGACAACCGCATCGCAATCTTTATTTACGTAATATCTTATGCCTTGGCCAAAAGGCTTCAACAGGCTCTCATCCACAAAGATTGATTTTCCGGCTGGTGTCTTAAGCTCTTTTAGCTGTATTCCACCTGCCGCCTGTTTTATCGTTTTCGTGTCCTGAAGTTCCTCTGCGCCTTTTATATTTTCGAGCTTCTTTTTTGCATCAATGCCTACGTCTATAATTGTGAGACTTAATAAGCAATATGCCACAGGCATTAAGAACATTGATATGTTTTTATGTACCACTGGTATATATCTATTTCCATCTACTACGACAGGACCACAAACTTTGTAATCCGCCACTTTGCCGGTAAACTTTGACTTGAAAATGTCTTTTATTACATCCGCCTGTAATTTCCCAAAATCTATCATTTCCACCTCACGCATAGTATTTTATTTCATTTCCCTTGCATATGTATTCATTTTTAAACAAGGGTTTTAATTCGCCGTTTTCCTGTAGCTCATAAATCTCCATGCCCATTTCTTCAGCCATTTTCTTTTCAAGTTTTGCGCCTTTCGATTTTTTCCACCCTGCAAGCATGACCATCTTGTCGGACATGCCCACAAGGGTATAGCATAGCTCCATGTACTCCTTGTGCGTGCCGCATGGTAAGACATTCCCAAGTCGTGCAGGGTTTACTACATCACAGCTCTTAAATTTCTTATTTACCCTGATAGTGTTTTCCGCTCTCAAAAAATTGAACAGATAATTTTTTGCACCTGTAATTGGTCCGGATAGGTATATTCTCATTCTTCACCCTTTCTTGTCTTATATGCCCCTAATTTCAATTTTAAGATACCTAGAACGCATTTTTATAGCCTTAGTGATACTTTTATCCACCTCGATACAAAAATTGATTTTAGGGCATTTTGTAGCGCCATTTAATTGTTTAATATTTATTTGCCTATTTCTTCAAGTACAACTTCAACCCTTGCCGTCTCAGCGTAAAGCTTTTGCACAATAAGCAAACACACTTGCGCATCATCGTCATAAGCTACTCCGTTAAGCGCGTCTAAGATACTTTTAGCCAAGTTGTCGCTGTCTATTTTTTTGATATAGCTTATATCGCCTTTGAGCATCTGCTCCCTTTGCTTTTTGCTTATCGACCGTGGTGGCTCAAAGTAGCCGTATATGGTCGCACTGATAGCGCCCTCAAGTTTTTGCTTGCTTACTTGCCTGTAAGATATCCTGACAAGACTCTCATACTCTTGAGTCTTTCGCGGAGTGTATGTCCTTACCGCTGTGCCTTGCCTTGAAAAGCGCGGTCGCTGTTTGCCTACCGGCTTGCCCGGTACTGTGAATTTAATTATCTTTTTATCCACCTTTGATCACCTTCAAAAATTTGTCATTCATCTCTGCATCTATCTCATCGTTTCTCTGCTCAAAGTTGTTAAATTTTGACTTTTTTTGCGCACTTATAACAGGCTTATACTTGTCCTGCTCACTCGATAGCCAGTTATTTACAAACCTTTTCATACCTGTCTTTGTTTTTCGTCTTGTCGGATTAGCGTCCAGCCATCCAATCATTTTTCGCATTTCCTGCTCAACATCTACGGCGGGATACAAGCTTTTATAGCTATCTATATCACTGCTGTAAAAAGGGTAGGCCTCTCCCGTGTTTGTAGGCAACTCAAAAACTGCAGGCTCTTTTTTGCATGCTTTCAGCTTGGAGCTTTTTAGCTCCGAGCAAACATCTACGACAGTAGATGTAATATTAAGTTCTTCTTCTAGTTCTACTTCTACTTCAGGCGGTGGATTTCCGTGAGTCACCGTAGAATTCTGTAGGTCACCGTGGCTCACCGTGGGTAACGGTGGATTTCCGTGAGTCACCGTGGAAATGTAATCTTCTTCCTTTTCAGGTGGTGCCGGATGCTTTGCATTCTTTGACTGTATCCTTTGATGCTTTTCCCAGCTTGGAAAGTGAAAATAGGTTTCATCCTCAACCCTGTATAGCTTTATCAATCCGATTTCCTGCAAGTCCAAAAGTCCTTTTTCCACAGCCTTTGCTGTTACATCTTTTCGTCTTGCAAAACAAAAGCCTTTTACGAGGTCGGCATCCGCATTGCCTCGACCGTAGTCATCCACATAAGTGAGTAGATAAGTCCAAAGCCTGAACTGGAAGTCGGATAATTTATTTATTTGTTGATCTGTTCTAATGGATTCTTTTAATATTCTGTTTCCCATTTTTGCTCCATTTTTATATCAAAGAGATAAGGACATATAATACTTTTTGTTGTGACACATGTACCAAATTAGCATTTTAAAGCCTTAAAAGTTCTTTACTATATCAAGCATAAGCAGTCGACATGCTGAGAAATAACCGGACGGTTAGCGGTAGCTTTCTTCGTGCTATGCACCTGCTACGCTTGGCCAAAACGGCAAACCCCTGCTACTCGGTCACTTTTCTGTGATATTACCTCGTTAAGCATTATATTTATTTAGTTATTAAGTACTATATGTCGCTTATCTCTGTGATGCCTTTTTATCCGAAAAGAGCTGCGTTTATATCATCCTGTCCGCTCTCTTCTTTTTCTTCTGTTGCCTTTTCTGTGCTTTCTACCGCTTCGCCGTCAATGATTTTTTCGGGCTCATTTTCTGTATAATTATTCACATTTTCTTCAACTTCCACATATGACTTGCTACCGTCCTCGTTGACGATTGCCATATCGGCATCTATAGCAGTTACAAGGTCTATGCTCATAATTCCCCATTTGCTTATAAGTTGTCTGAGCATCGTCTTGTATGCCATGCCGTCAAAATCTTTTGACCAGAAAGTGTACTGATTGCCCCTTCTCTTATCTGCTGCATATCCGGCAGAGTACTTAAGCGCGTGCGCTTCCATCTTTGCCTTACTCCAGTACATCGCCTTTTTAAAGCCGTTCGTGTACTCAAACATTGCATAGTAGCCGATTGTGGGCGCTTTTTCTCTTTCTTCTTCGTCCTCTATGAGATTAACTTCTATCTCTTCATTAAGCGGATCATATCGAACAAGCTCACCTTCTTTTATTGCCAAGACATTTATTTTCTTATACTGCCCAGACCTTATAGCAAGCTGTAAATATCCCTTGTACCCAAGTACAAACTGGGCAAGCGTTGTACCCTTGTTTTTATCCTTAAAAGGCACTAGATAGTACTGGCCAAGTTGTGGACTTGGTGACAGATTAAGGCTCTCGCCAAGTAACGCTCCTGATAAGATTGAAGAGTTCGTACACTCTTGAAGCATGGTATTATTATTTACCGCCGACACGATTGAGCTTATAAAGCGCGTGCCGTTCTTGCTTCCCACAACCTTGTTAATTTGTTCTTTTACTGCATCCGCTGTCAGGTATGCTGTGAAGCCTGTCGCTTTCTTCTTTGCTACTAAACTATTCTGTACTGCCATTTTTATATCCTCCTAATTTTGATATTATTTAATTTTAGCCATGCGGCTAACATTTTCGCTTCTTTGGTGCTTAGATACGCCTCGAACGCGGTCCACTCTCTTTTTACATCTGTAGCAGGCTCTTCTGCTTCTTGCTGTGGATCTGGAGCAACCTCTTTGATTTCTTCGCTCTTCTCCTGCTCCCTTTTTTCTTCTTCGACCTTTTTTCTCTCTGCCATATCGACCATATACTTTGCTTTTTCAAGTGCTGTATTGAGATTTAAAGTCTCTTTGTAGACTTCTGTAGCTTCAAAAGTGTAATCTTTTAATTCCGCTATTGTCTTAAGATTGCACTTGATAGCATTGAATTTATTATCAATTACAGTTTCAACCTGTTTCAAAGAAGTAGAAGCGTTTAAAAATTTATCTTCAAAAATCTGTTCAAAGCTTACAAACTCAAGTTCTTCACCCGCTTCGCCTTTTAGCTTTTCAAAAAGTTCTTTTACTTCTTCAAGCTTCTTTTTCTTTTTTTCTTCCTCATAACCTTTTATTTGTGTATCTATCAAGCCAACCGGCTCTTTTATAACCGCAAGCAGGTCTTTTATCTGTGTTTCAAATTGCTCATACGGCTGTAAGCACTGCTTTTTGATTTCCTTTCGCTTGCTGTCTATAGCAGCAGCCAAGGCGTTCAGCTTTGCCCTGTCGGCTTTCGCTTCTTTTATCTGCTCTTCTGTGTATACAAGTCCTTTGTAGTCCTCAAGCTTCTGTGATAGCTCTGCTTTGAGTTCATCATAATTCCACTCAATCGCTTTTATAAAGCCATCTTCGCTCGGATTGTAAATTTTTTAATTCCATCATTCCTCCTTTATTTTTCGTAATTCCTAATATCTTTTACTTCTACGCCTAACGCTTCCGCTATTTTCTCGGCTGTCTCGTATAAGCAACTTTTACCGCACTTAATACAACTTATTGTCCCCCTTGATAAACCTGTAAGCTCTGCCAACTGCGTTGCCGTCATATCCTTATCAACTAATATGTGACCTAGTTTGTATCTGTCTACTCTCATTTTTTATTCCTCCTTTTTGCGACATAATAATGTCGTTTTTATTGCTATATTGTCGCTTCCGCCAATATAGACCATCTTGTTGATGTCACCAAAATGGTCTATTTTCCTGACATCGGGAAAATAGCATCTTTATATATCCGGAAGTATTAAATTCGGCATCTTTTTAGCCTCTACACACTTCCAAAATTTCGCTTCTTCTTCCGCTAAGTACTCTATATCTCCCAACACTTCACTTCTTTCGATAAAGTAGTGCTTAGTCTGCAGGTATATCTGACCACCGAACTCACTTTTTAGCTGTGCTTTAAGCACCACAAAATCAAATTCAGTGACCATCAAATAATGTAAGATTTGTATAAAGTAATTATCAGGTATCCTATCCCTCCATTTTTCTTTCTGCATGCTCTGCAGTATGTTTGTTGTTTTTATCTCAAGTATGCCCCTTCTGCCATCTTCATCTGTAAGCTCACCGTCAAGACTTGCGTGGGCAAAAGGATACTTTGAATTTAAATACATATTGTTATCAAAGTACTGCACTTTATACTGCGGAAAGTCTAATCTGAACAACTCTCTTAGATGCTCCTCTGCTTTTGTGCCATACTCCACATAAGGCTTATGGGATATATCAGGGCTTTCTTTTTGCCCTGTCTTTTCTAAGTAAAGCTCTGTATTTGTCTTGTACGGATTTAATCCCACTATCGCGGAGGCATCCGAGCCACCTATCCTGCTCCTATGCTTCAGCCATTCTTCACGACTGGCCAATATCTTTCTTTCTATCATCTTTAAGCCTTCAGTATCATGCTTGCGACCTGCTCCGCTGTAAAATTCAGCGTCTCAGCTATCGCTCTGAGTTCAAACACCGTCATGTCAGCCGGGTGGTCTCTTTTATGTGCCACCGTCTTTTCGCACTTGCCGATAAGGCTGGCGATGTTTTTTGTCTTCAGTCCTTTAAGCTCAAGACCTGCCATATATGCAGCCTTGAATTGCCTGTCCATCATTTCTGCCCTGCTAGGCGCTAACCTTGCCATGCTCCCTCCTTTTATGTGTAAATTGTCTTTTATTTATACGTCCTTGCCAGTATTCAATTCTTGCCTCTAAACTTCTGATTTTAGGTACATACCAATTGAAAAGATTGTCTTCCCACAAGTCAAAATCGGATCCATAGCACTCATAAGCCCCATTTACACAGGTTCTGTACCCCTCAGAAATTTCTTCCTTATACCTCTTTTCTAAGTCCGCAAGCTTTCTTTTATCTCTCTTGAGATTACTCATAAGCTCACCGCATGTGTACGGCTTCATATACCCCTTAATTTTCATATCCCCTCCCTTTTCTACTTCGCTAATGCAAAGAACAGAGCAATTACTAAAGCAACATCAACTGCTGCAACTGTCATAAATGTCCTACAAGTCCACATCTCAAGCTCTGCAAGCATTCTTTTTTGCCTTTTAACCTGCAGTTTTAATCCGTCTATGTCTCTGTTTAGCGCAAAATTCTTTGACTCTAAGCATCTGAGAGCCTTCTCTTTTTCTTCCTCTGCCGTGCCTCTTATAAGTGTTGGCATTTCAACATATCCCTTTCTTACTACTTCCATATTCTTCTCCTTGTCTTTATGCTAAGCAGGTGCGTCTATCTTTCTTCATAGCCGTCAATATCTGCCTGCCTAAATCCTTATCCTCAAACAAATCTTTTAAACTTCTCTTCTCAAGCGCTTTTGATAAGTCGGTATTGGATAAAATTATCCCAATTGTACTGTCCGAAATAATTTGTCCTATCGTATAGCTTGCCTTGTGTATAATTTTCTTTTTTACGACTTTTCTCTTTTTCTTGACCTGTATAACCTCTTCCTTTTCTTCGATAACTTCCAAGTCAAACCAATTTCCGCGCTTCTTCTTAACAACAGCTTGACATATGCTTTTTACGTATATAGTTCTGTTCATGTCGAAAGCATCGTAATTTATCATAAAGCTGTCGCCCTCTTTGATAGCTTGACAAATTTCTCTGTATCGTATCGCCGGCTTACCGCCTTCAGTCAAGTGAAGCAATATTCCGTTATATTCCGCTACCACACTCCCTCCTTTTTAGTGATTTAAAAACAGATTTACAAAGTATACTTGCCCTTTGCCTGTGACCTTTGTTGTTTTTGTCACGACATTTACTCCGTCGCTATTGATATAACTGCCCTCTTTTATCTCAAAGAGTCCTCTGTCCATAGATGCCTGAGTCGGCATATTCTTGCTACTGCCCGACTTCATCAAGAAGCCTTTTTCTCTGAGTTTTTCAAAAAGCCTGTTTGCTCCGATATCAATGCCGTTTTGCCTGAGTAGCTTCGCAAGATCTCCCACCAGTATAGATGTATGGCTTGCCGATACTGCATCCGCAAATAAAGCCTTTGGCTTCATTGTGCCGTTTTCAACCTCTAATGCTTTCCTTGCTTCTCTTTCCTCTTTAAGCTTGCTTGCCATTTGTATTATTAAATCCGGATTATCCAATAATTCGTCTGTGGCATACAAACCATGCTTGCGGATAGCTGGTAATACCTCAGATGTTACCCACTTTTTAAATGCCTTTGCATTTGGGAGCTTACTTGATAAGATAAGACTGTATAAGCCGGATTCATTTATCAATACTCCCTGTGTCCCATTAACGGTGAACGATTCGTTCACCGTTCTATCATCATCATCAATGTGGTCTCTTACAGCCTTTTGAGGATTGCTGTATCCCAGCACCTCCGCCACATCTTTACCCACAAACCAAGGCTCGCTGTTAACTTCTATAGTTCGGATTTCTCCAAATGCTTCATTCTTAAAAATTTTTAATTCGTTCAAATTATTACCTCCTGTTTTCTAAGCGCATTAATCGCAATATTTAACGCTTCGACATCATCTGCCCATACAGAGCCCTCATTGATAAATATCTCGCAATGTGCCCTTAAATCTTCTAGCTGTGCTATTGCTTCTTCTTTGGTCATTTCCCCTCCTTTAACTTGCCTTTTCTTCTTTATCTTCTGCAATCACTCTCGCCATCTCCATACCCTCAGCAAGTCCAAGTAAATATTCCTGCTTTTCCTGGCTAAGTTTTGGCAATGTCTCTTTTAAAATTGTTACAATTTTCTTTGTGTCTTTCTTTGTCATTGCTTTACTCCTTTCTATATATCCCTTAGAGGGAAGGGGCTAAGCCCCTTATTTTTAAATTTCAGATATTGCATGTATGCCCCAATCGGATCCATAAACTTACTCATAATCGTTATGGTATATGCATATTTTCTTTCTATATGTCTTGCCTGCTTCAAGGTATCCATTTCCCTTTTTTACAAAGAGTTTTACAGTTTTCTCTGTTCTGCTTATTACCTCAAATCGTGCTTTTATGAAATCTGTGTAAGTCTTTCCAACCTCGAATTTTTTCATTTTTGTTCTCCTTTGTTTGCTATATATACATTATAGTTCGCATTATAATCTTTGTCAATACCTTTTGTTTGCAACGCAAACTTTTTTCTTGACTTTTTTTACACTTACTTATATACTAAGGATGTAAGACAAAAAACTTATAACCGATAAAGAAAGGAGGTATGATGGGTGAAAGAGTAAGAGAACTTAGAAAAACTCTTAGACTGTCTGGTGAGAAGTTTGGTGAAAAAATAGGACTAAAAAAAGTAGCTGTAAGCCAAATCGAAACCGGAAGAAATAACTTAAGCGAACAAAACATCTTGGCCATATGCCGTGAATTTAATGTAAATGAAGATTGGTTGAGATATGGCACAGGTGAGATGTTTAAAGATATGACCTTAGATGAAGAGATTATCAGTTTTATCGGTGATATACAGTGGGATGCGTCTACTACATTTAAGAAGAGATTCATCTCAGCTATAGCAAAATTAAATGAAGAAGAGTGGAAAGTATTAGAAAAGATTATCACCGCATGTGCGAATGAGATAGAAGAAAAAGAGCAATAAAAAAAGACTGACATCAGTCAGCCTTGAGAAGTTTCTTGAGGTATATAAGTATCAAATGTATATGCCTCGGACTTGCAAGCGAAAGTAAATTTTGTAGCTCTTTTAACTCTTCCTTATCATTATTCATGTTATACCCTCCTGCTACCTGCACGACTAAAATAGCGATGTAATAAATATATCGAATGTTTGTTCGATTGTCAAGGTGGTGAGGGTATGATTTTTTAGTTAAAAATATAAAAAGGTTTATAAATTATGACAAAGAAGAAAATGATAATAGCGGGAGCAGTGCTTGTATTAGTAGATATACTTTTGATATCTCGATTTGCACCTCTGCCAGTATATCAAATTATACTGCTTGCAAGTATCGGGCTGATTGCCTTTGGTATCTTAGAGTCTAAAGGCAAGAAAAAAGACAAAGCACAAGCAAATCAGCAATCTGAAGGCAATACCCTGGATCTGTTTCACGATTTAAAGAAGCATGATATCAAGCTATCTAATACAAAGGTTAAAAGGAACTTTTACAAAAACATTCCTGAAATAAAAACCCAAAATGTCACTAAACGCAATGATATTTACTCTATAAGTAATTTTATAGCTATTGATGTTGAAACTACCGGGCTAAAGCCTGCAACTGATCGTATACTGTCAGTATCAGCAATCAGATTTGAGGATTGGGAGCCTGTAGAGATTTTTTACACATTAGTAAATCCGCAGACAAGTATACCTGCAGAGGTTACAAAAATAAATCATATCACCGATAATATGGTCGCTAATGCTCCAACTTTTCCACAAGTCGCTGAGTCTTTATCTGAATTTATCGGAAAATCTAATCTTGTAGGGCATAATATAGCTTTTGATTTGGCCTTTCTTTACTGTTCAGGGCTGAATTTGATGGATAGAGGTATCAAATTTTATGATACTCTGCAACTGTCTCAATATCTGATGAATTCATCAGAGAAAACAGGTACTTATATAGATTGTGTACGCAATTATAAATTATCAACGCTTTGCCAACATTTCAATATTAGAATTACAAATTTTCATAATTCTGGCGTTGACAGCTACGCTACAGGATTGCTGTTTAAGAAAATAGTTAAATATAAAATTATGTAGGGTTTATTTTAAGACAAATTTAAAACCAGCCTAAACTGGTCGGATTCGACCAGTTTCCAAAATGGAAATAACTTGTTCCAAAATAGAACAAGTTCAACTATTTCAAAAAATGAAAACATTCAACTACCGAAAAATTCTCGGTAGTTGAAAATAAAAAAGAACCCCCGTATCCCAATACGGAGATTCCCAAGGATTAGCCACTTGCGTGGCCGTGCCTATGTATATTTTTAAAGCAATATAATTATACCATTTAGGCTCGCACCTCGCAAGGGTGTTATTTTTATACTCAAAAAGGAGGTTAAATGGCTACAGCAAAGAAACTGCCGTCGGGCAGTTACAGATGTCAGATATACGACTATACGGACGACAAAGGAAAAAAGCATTATAAGTCTTTTACGGCAAAGACAAAGAAGGAAGCGGAGCACATGGCCACAGCCTACAAGCTTGATAATGTTGATACATCTAAGAACTTAGACATAAAGCTTGAAGATGCAATGCTCAATTACTGCAATATTAAATCCAATATCTTGTCGCCTACCACTTTAGTAAATTACAAAAGGCTTATATATAATGCTTTTGAAGGCTATCTAAGACTTCCGCTAAGCAAATTTACTCCGGATCTAGTACAAAGGTGGGTAAATGCTTACGCCGTCGACAGAAGTCCAAAGACGGTAAAAAATGCATACGGATTCTTATATACAGTCCTGAAGGCATACTATCCAAACTTACATATGAATACGAGTTTGCCACAGCGGATAAAACCACGCTTATACGTGCCCACGGATGCGGATATAAAGGCTATTATTGAGTATTGCAGAGAAAAGGACAGAGATATGCTCATGGCTGTATACCTTGCAGCCTTTGGCACTCTCAGACGGTCCGAGGTGTGCGCCCTGACGTCGGAAGATGTAGAGGGCAGTATTATACATATAAACAAGGCTTTAGTATATACAGAGGGCAAGGATTGGACAATCAAGACGACAAAGACAACATCAAGCACAAGAGATATTGATATGCCCGACTACATAATTAAAGAATTGCCCACAGCGGGCAGAATTGTGAATTTAAACCCTAATCAGATTACACATCGCTTTGCAAAGATACTGAGAGATTTAGGGATACAATCTTTTAGATTTCACGACTTACGACATTACGCTGCAAGTATGATGCACGCAATCGGTGTGCCGGATGTGTATATCATGCAGAGGGGTGGTTGGTCGTCTGACGGTACTTTAAAAAAGATATATAGAGGAGTCATGGACGACTATAACGAAAGATTTACAAGCAGAGTTCTTGAACATATAAAAGATATATCACACGATATATCACACAAATAAAAAGAACCCTTGAATATTCAAGGGTTTTAGTTAAGCGCGAGACGGGACTCGAACCCGCGACCCCGACCTTGGCAAGGTCGTACTCCACCAACTGAGCCACTCGCGCATACACATATTCTATCACTAAAATTAAAAATTGTAAAGATGTACCTTCAAAACTGCGTACCAA